GTTATTCTTTTCTTCAACAACTGGTGTCGGCTCAACTGCTTCAGCGGGTTGAGTGATTGTTTCAGTAATTTCCAAAGCCAATAACTCGGCTTGTATTTGTTTTATTTGAATCTCCATTAAAGCAAAGGTGTCATCTGTGAATGTACCACCTCTAAATGCCTTAATTAAGTTTTCTAATCTTATTGATAAATTTTCTTTAGTTTCTTTGAACTCACCCTTGAATCCCAATGTTGGTGTTTCTGGATTAGCACCCCAAAGAACCGCTGAACCTTCATATAGTTTTAATTCCGTGATTGTACGAACACCAGTCTTTTGGTTTACATCCGACTTTAACGTACTAAAACCGATTGAGTGTTGATTGATTAAACCAGCTTCATATAACTTGATAGCATCTTCGCCACATTCAGTTTCAATTAAGTCAGTAACAGCAACAAGCATATCGCCTTCTATGTATAACTCTTTAGGCTTACCCAAAGTGTGTGCCATATCAGCTTTGTGGTCTACTAAAGACCAAATCATATTTTTTCCTTTTGGTCCACGTTCTTTGATAGTCTTGGTAAACGCTTCAGCAACGATAATATCATTGTCTAAATCAACGTTACCAATTCTTGACCAACACGCTTTTACTGTTCTTGATTCTGGCTCTATATCCAAAATCATATCATTGTAGCTTTTGTTTTCAATCTTACTCATATAACAAAGTTATTAATTTTTTTTAATCTGCTAACAAATCTCTTATTAAATTAGAAATTTGCATCAAAGCCACGTTATTTATCAAATTCCAAACTAATCCCATATCGCCCATAGGTGGATTGTCCTGTAACCTTTTTGGCTTACCATCTTCGCCTCTTACCGCTTCATAACCTAACGTACAACGGCAATTGATAACATCCCCAGCACTTCCACTTGGGTCGCAAGGATGTAACATTTGCTCAAAACCGCCATTCTTAGTTTTAACATTAAATTTTTCATCGTAAGGTACTTTTATTCCATCCATATGATAATGGTCAAACTGATCTCGTGGCACTCGCCTTGTGCGGTTATCTCTTGCTGCTAGCCACTCTTTCATAGTTACAAGTCCAGTTGCAGCCGTGCCTACCATAGAGCCAATGTTCGCTGCCCTTCCTGTTTCCGTTCTTGCTATCATCTCGGCTCGGTAGTCCGTTATACCAGCCGTTCTTAATAGCTTGATTGTTTCTTGTAATGTTAAACCTTCTTCAACTGACTTAATCAAGTATTGTTGAATTTGGTTCTTTGTTGTTTGTGTTATTTCGGCTGCTATATTATCTAATCCTTTTAATTCAAGATAAGTCAACATCACATAAGTAAACAAGTCCGTTTGCTTACTTTTAAATTCCTCTGGTCCGTAATAACCTTTAACCGATTTAGAAACGTTTTTCTCCGCAATTTGTGCCATCTTAACGCCCATTGCAATATGAACGTTTTGGATGGTCTTTTTTATCTTCTTGTCGCTAATAGCGTTTAAATCTTGGGTATCGCAATATGTATCCACTTGCCTTTGTAGTTCTTTCTTGAACTTTGGCGAATAGGTTTTTATTGCGTTTAAGTATAGTTTCCTATAATCTTGCCAAATCATTATGCATCTAATTTTTCAAGTAACTTACCTGCTGCATTAAATACATCTGTTTGACCTTGTTGACCTGCTCTTTGTCTAATTGCAATAAGTCCAGCTCTATCAACGTTTACAAAATCACTTGTGTAAATGTAGTGCCAATGTTCTTTAGTATCCATATCAGCATTTGCATCAATGCCTAAAAACCACTTACCATAAGCAGCCATTCCGTTTTCCTCAATGTATGCGTTTTCCTCACTTGCACTTGGTGGATTCCAACTATTTGAACTAATTACTTTACCTTGACTTACTAATGAAGCAGCTTGTGTAATACCACTACGATTAATGCCTGTTGTTTTCTTGATTTCGCTTATTAACTCATTAGCTAACTGTACGAATTTCTGTACATAATTCATATTTATTTATTTGGATTGAATGCCCAATTCTTTAAGGAAATATCCCTCTTAGATGGACACTCTTTGTTTACAGGTTTGCCTTGCTCCATATTTTTCATTCTACTAACAAAGCTAATTGTTCTGTTTGCCGACTTAACTTCATTTGCACCCCAATCAGCCTTTTTCTTGCTCAATAGATTTAAGTTCCTATTTACTGGACTTCTATCTAATGACGCTAAACGTGAGCATTTAGTTTCACTCCAAGCCTTTAACTCGGTGTAAGACATATTCACTGTTTCGTGATACTTTGCGTAAACTTCATCAATAACCTCGCTAAGGTCGGCTTTTAGGTCAACCTTTAAATCAAATAACTTATCAATAATCTCTTGACTATTCATTTGGTAGTGTTAATGGTTGAAACTCATCTGGACTTTGTAAACTTGATGGAATGTATAATTTTTCCATTTCAGCTTGATCTACGTAATCTGGAATCTCTAATCCCATAATATCCATCTTTTGCTTTGGTGCAATCCACCAAGCCTTATCTAACCATTCAACTTGCTCTGCTTTGTTAGCTTCTAATTCACCATAAACTGTTGGGTCAAAGTCAACATAAATATCTGTTCCACGATATCCCCAATCACTATGTAGTTTTCTATTCAAGTTATCTCTAATACCTACTAACAAAGGAATCGCACAACGAACTGTCAATGCTTTCTCACCTTCCCTTTGGTTGTTGTAAGTCTTGTTATCAGCATCATTTAATAATTGAGATGGTACTCCATAAATATTACAAAGTGCTTTCATATCCCATTTCTCACTTTCAATGATATCTAATTCAACAGGACTTAATCCGATTTGTTTCCAGTCTACTTTATAACCACTTACCGCAATTGAATTAAAGTTAGCAGAGCCACCTTTCTCGCTTACTGCTCTCTTAAGTGCTTGTGCTTGTTGTGTTCCACTAATAGGATCAAAGCGTTCATCATTCATAAATAGAACTCCAGCTGGACCACCATTCTGGAAAGATGCAACCGCCGCAGTCTTGGCTTCGTTCGAACGAGTTAAGTTTCTCGCAGCAGCCATCAAAGGAGATTGACCATATAGTTGATTCCCAGTTGTATTCCATTGTAAGTTTATGTATTTATCTTGTAGTACTTCTTGTTTAGTAAAGTTCCAAAGTGGACCATAGTTTAATTGATATCCGCTAATCGTTGGAGGGAAATTTTGAATGTCCGCTAACACGTACATATATTGTGAAGGAAGCACGTACATTTCATACGGCTTACCATCATTGTTTCCACCTTCAATCATCTTTGCGTAAACAAAAGAATTACCTGTAACTAATTTAAAAGTACACCAAGCCTCTACGAAATCGCCAAAGGTATCTTCTTCGTTAGGATATTTTAATAACTCGTTTAATCGTGCATCTTTTGTATATAATTCAAACGCTTTCTTATGTAGCTTTTCAACATCCTTCCAGTTCTCAATCTTATCTGGTTGGCTCATTAACGCTTTGTATTTCTTTGCAGAAGTTTCATCAACCACTTTATAAACGTGGAATGGAGCAAGTTTTGCTTTGTCCGCAATTAATTTAACGATTGAATAAACTATATCGTTTGCTGAATAACCATCATTTACGAAACTAATGTTATCGCCACCCTGCCAAGTTATTATCCCTTGTTGTATTGCAACTTGTCCGTTAAAAGGAATTTGTGGTAGTACAGTAGATAGTTTTTGTCTTTTACCAAAAAAGTCAAGTAATCCCATTATATATGAATTTTAACAAAGTTAGACAATTTATCCTAAAATCAAACTATCTGAATATTTGGCAAGATACCTCTATTTATTTTATTGTAAATATGGTTATATGATAAATTTGTTGTTTTAGCATATTCACTAATAGAATTATAAATAATACCTGAAATTAAATCCTTTACCTTTTTATTGTTTGTTTTTACTTGATATCCATTTTTATAAGAATGTAAAGCATTTTCAGACGTAGTTACCCATTCCAAATTGTCAACGCAATTGTTTAATTTATTGCCGTCTTTATGATTTACTACCTTTTTATTTAACGGATTATCAATAAATGCTTGTGCAACTAACCTATGAACAAGTACTTTTTTACAATCAATATCAACAAAAGCATATCTATATTTTTGTTGTTTCAATATCCTTTCTGGGTATTTCTTAGTACCACCCTTGTAAAATGGCACAACTTTACCAAGTGATTTAACGTTACCCATATTAGATATTAGATAACTTTCGTGTCCGATTATTGGCTTATATATTTCATTCATAAGCAAATATACTAAATATATCTAAAAAACCGAAACTGAGAATTGAATCTTGGTTAAATGCGTAAATACGGCATACCTACAAGCATCCATCAAGTCATCATTTGCCTTTACAGGTTCTTCAATTACGTTATCGTTTTTATCCTTTTTCCATTTGTAAGACATAAACTCCCTTCTTAGGTTTTTGCTATTGTAGTGCAAGTTTATTGGATAAGATTTCATTTTAACTATTCCTGCCCATACATCCTTTTGTGCTGGTTTAATATTAAAGCCTTGTCGGTAAAGTTCCTCAATAGATTTAGGCTCGGCAGCATCCGCATAGATTGTAGCTCGTTCTGGTAGTTTCTCTTTAATCAATCTTGATAGGTCGCTTAAAGTTAATCCGCTTTGATAAACTATTTCCTCAAAGTAGTTTTGTCCTTCATAGTGCGTAACCTTAACTAAAGCAGCTGGATGGACATAACCAAAGTCCAATCCATAGAATACATCCCCATTTGGTGCTTCATCATATTGTTTCCATTGAGTGTATATAATTTCTTTTGCAGAGCCTCGTTCGCCTAATCCGTAAACTTTCCACATAAAGTCATCTGGTAAGTCCTTATATTGCTCAATGTTTCTTATTTGGCTTTCGCTTAGGTTTGAGATATTGTTTAGGTAGGTAGAATGGATGCGCTTGTTCTTTGGGTTATCGGCTACTTCATAAACCCAAGAAATAAAGTCGGCTGGATTCCAGTCTAAAAAAGATT